CCTTCACCAGAGGGTGGTATCACGGCACACTGCTTTAATTGCCATTATACTGCTTCTTGGCAACCTGGCAATCGACTATCTTATAAGATGCGGCGTTGGATGTCTTGGCTTGGTATGGCTGATGATACTATCTCTCGTCTCAGCCTTTTTGCGCTAGCACAATCTACACCCGATGCTCCACGAGTAGAAGCACGAGAGTTGCCCACTTACGAGCCTCGTGATCCATGTCCTGGTCGTCCTATTACAAGTTGGCTAAATGATGGATATATCAATGAAAACGATTATAACAGTCTTGAAAGTGCTATCAATTATCTTGATAGCAGAGGTTTTAGCGATAAGTTATCTGATTTTTACTGGACAGACGACCCTTCACTAAGAAACCGTGTTTTAGTTCCATTTACTTGGAATAATAAACCTATGGGTTTCAGCGGGCGGTTGTTTGAAGATGGTAAGAAGAAGATAAAATATTTTTCTAACTATCCAAGCAATTTGATATGGGGATATGACAAACAGCACAAGGATGCACGGTTCTGCATCGTCGTTGAAGGATTGCTTGATGCTGTCGCCATCGGTGCGCTTGCTATTTGTTCGAATGAAATCAATGATGGGCAAGCCCAAGTTATTGAAACACTTGACCGTGATATCATCGTTGTTCCTGATCGTGATAAGGCTGGTCAGGCAATGGTAGAGGCTGCACTAAAATATGGATGGGGTGTAGCGTTCCCTGATTGGGAGACGGGTATTAAAGATGTGGCAGATGCCGTTGCTAAGTATGGACAGTTATTCACTATGCGTAGTATATTAGATAGTGTCCAAACAAATAAATTAAAAATTCAACTGCATCACAGAAGGTGGTTTAATTGATAGATTATAATCAATTTAAAGATAAATGTATTTTTATAAATTATACACCTGGTGCGTTTGGTAGTACAATGTATCATTTTTTAATGCAAACAGACCAATACCGTAGCAGCATTAATTACAAACCAAATTATCAGATATTCAATGATTTAAAATCCGCACATCTCAATACCAATGATATGTTTAATAATTTCCATGGCAATGATGAGATTAATCATTGGCTAACATTAACTGATGAGAATAAAATTTTGTATCTTGAAGAAAATATTAACGAAAATATACAGAAAACAAATTTATATTATCCACCAACTAGAATTGCATGTTATAACAATATTGAAGAATTGCAGAAAATTTTTCCTAACTCTAAAAGAGTTGTTATATCTGTTGAAGAAAAATCGATAGATTTATTGGTAAGGTTAATATTTGACAAAGTATTTCCAACTATGAATTTATCTACTCTTCCTTCAACTTATGTTAAGTTATACAATAAAATTGATAAAGATAATAAGCATGATAAAGAAGATAGGAAATTAACAGTTTTAACGCAAGCCTGCACTGATTCTGTCAAGTATCATTTAAAAAAGATGCAAAGGTTAAATCTAACAGAAAATGAATTTATTTTTCCGTTTGAAAGTTTCTTCTCATTCAATGAATTTTCTAATAACTTTGTTAAAATGATTTCTAAATTTAATTTTACCGTAGACATGAAAAATATAGAATCTATGTACCAAGATTTTAAAATTGTCAACGAGAAATACTTTGACATATACACTAGTTTAGCGGTATAATACGATAATGGCAAAAACATACGATAGCGCAATACAAAAACTATTTGTTGAGATGATGTTAAGTGATCCGCAAAGTTATGTGCGAGTTCAAAACATCTTTAATCCAAACAACTTTGACCGTAGTTTGAAAGGTGCAGCAGAGTTCATTAAGGAACACTGTGAAAAACACACCGTCATGCCAGTGGTTGAGCAGATTAATGCTGCTACTAACAATACGTTTACCGCAGTTCCTGGTATGACTGATGATCACACCTCTTGGTTCTTAGAAGAATTTGAAGATTTTACTAAACAGAAAGAACTTGAACGAGCCATTCTTGCATCAGCAGACTTGCTTGAGAAAGGTGACTTTGGTCCAGTTGAAAAACTTATCAAGGATGCTGTTCAAATCAGTTTAACCAAAAACCTTGGTACAGACTACTTTGCTGATCCTCGTGCTCGTCTGATGAAGATCAAAGATAATAATGGTCAAGTTTCAACGGGTTGGAATGCACTTGACCAGAAGTTATTTGGTGGATTTAACAAGGGTGAACTTAACATCTTTGCGGGTGGTTCAGGTTCGGGCAAGTCCCTGTTCATGCAGAACATTGCTGTTAACTGGATGCAACTTGGTCTTAATGGGGTTTATATTACGCTAGAATTGAGTGAAGAACTTACATCGATGCGTATTGATAGTATGGTTACTAATATTGCCAGCAAAGATATCTTCAAAGATATTGACACCGTTGATATGAAGGTTGTTATGATGGGCAAAAAAAGTGGTAGATTGCAAATTAAATATCTACCAGCGCAGAGTAATATCAATGATGTTCGTTCTTATGTAAAGGAACTTCAAATACGTAGTGGTCGTAAAGTTGACTTTATCATGATTGACTATCTTGATCTGCTTATGCCTGTTAGCGCCAAAGTTAGCCCAAGTGATTTGTTTGTCAAGGACAAATATGTATCGGAAGAAATTCGTAACTTTGCTAAGGAAATGCAAATCTTGTTGGTTACAGCATCGCAGTTGAATCGTGCTAGTGTGGAAGAAGTAGAGTTTGACCATAGCCATATTAGTGGTGGTATTTCTAAGATTAATACTGCGGATAATCTATTTGGTATCTTTACTTCTCGTAGTATGCGTGAACATGGCAAGTATCAATTGCAAATTATGAAAACTCGTTCATCTAGCGGCGTTGGTCAAAAGGTTGAACTTGAGTTTGATGTTGATAGTTTGCGTATTCGTGATTTGCCAGATGATGGCGAAGGGCATCAGTTTAAAAAACCTGTTAGCAGCATCTTTGATGGTGTAAAGAATAAGAGCACCGTTGTTCCAAGTAGTGAACCCGAAGAAAGTGGCAAGATTGTGGCAGATGTCAACAGCAGCAAACTAAAACAAATGTTAGCCAACATTAAAAAAACTTAAATACTAACATGATTTTACTCAATGAAATACAAGAACTGCATATAGAATTTAGTTCCATGTGTAATGCTAGGTGTCCACAATGTCCACGTAATTTATTTGGTTATCCATTTAATATGGGTTACGTAGAAACTAACTTAACTCTTGAACTGGTTAAGAAATCATTTTCACCAACATTTATTTCTCAACTTGAACGTGGTATATTAATTAATGGAAATTTTGGCGATTTTACATCTAATCTAGAATCATTAGAAATAATAAAATATTTTAAATCATGTTATCCTGATTTAACAATGCATATAAGCACTAACGGTAGTGCTAGAAATGTTGATTTTTGGCATGAATTGGGAAAATTTAATAACACAATTATTGATTTTTGTTTAGATGGTCTAGAAGATACACATCATTTATACAGACAGGATACAAATTTTAATAAAATATTACAAAATGCAAAAACGTATATTGATGCTGGCGGCGAGGCTGTTTGGAAAATGATAAAGTTTGACCATAATGCACACCAAATAGAAGAATGTCGTGAACTTTCTAAAAATTTAGGTTTTGCAGATTTTAAAATGGTTGATCATGGTAGAAACACAGGTCCAGTTTTTAACCGAGATGGCACCTTGTCTCATATAATGGGTGACTGGCAGGGTGATACTGTTATTGAAAATATTATTGTAGATAAAAATAACCAAAACAAAGAATTTTACATTAAACCTCATATTGTTGGTATGACACACTCATGTGTTACTAAAAATCAAAAATCAATTTATATATCAGCAGAAGGAAAAGTATATCCATGTTGTTTCTTTGGATTTAGTCCAGAAACATATGACAAAGGATGGAATGGTAAAATGAATCGCCAAATTAAACCACTTTTGGAAAAGAATAGTTTACATGAATATGATTTAGAAACATGTATTCGTTGGTTTGGCAAAGTTGAAAGTGCATGGACAAAAGATAGTTATGAAACAGGTGCAATTATGACTTGTGATATAATGTGTGGAAAAGTTCCACAAGCATAATTTCCAATAAATAAAAGCACGGAGTAACCATTTTGCGTAAACAAACTCGTAGTATATTGGATGAATTGAGTTCAATGCCTGTTGGACAAAACGCTGGTTTAGTTTTAGAAAGTCGTGCTAATCATATTATTAATAGTGCAGTAAACCTAATCAACCAAATACGTGAAAACTATGATACTCCGGAAGCAGATGAGTTAGAACGCAGACTTATTAACTCTATACGTGGGCAAGACCCACAGAAATTCGTGCGTGGTTTGAGAAAAATTAACGAAAGTCGTTAACACGCATATTTGCCATAAAATCTCCATCAATCATAAATAATTACAGCGTAATAATAAACGCAAATTTTGGAGAATTAAAATGGCAGATTTTTATCGTATAAGTGGTAACGCTGG